CATAAAAAATCAGAACATTGGTTGTCTTCTTGGATTAAGGAAGGCAAGAAGGGCAAGTTTATGAGTATTGCCAATAAGCCCAAAGACATCCCCAAGACTAACGCTCCGGTTGGCAGCAAGCCCGTAAGACATTCCGATATTGATGCTATTGATCTGGACGAAGAAATCCCCTTCTAAAACGGGTTGCGCGCTACTTAGAACGGGCATACTATTGTTGCATGAAAATATGCTTCAAATGCTTAATCAAAAAACCCTTATCTAGTTTTTACAAACACCCCCAGATGGCTGACGGTCATCTGGGGAAATGTAAAGATTGTGCTAAGGCGGACGTTTTATTGCATAGGCAAAATAACATTGAGGAAGTGCGTAAATACGACCGCACCAGAGGCCGTACCGAAAAAAGAAGGCAATTAAATAAAATAATACGCATAAATTTATCTGCAAAAGAAAAAGCCATAAACGCGCTACGGCGGCAAAAATGGGCAAAAAAAAATACAATCAAACGCGCTGCTCACATTATTGTTGGTAATGCAATTAAAAATGGTAATCTAATTCCATGTCCATGTGAGCGGTGTGGAAACAAAAAAGTTGATGCCCACCATGAAGATTACACAAAAGCATTGAGTGTTAATTGGCTCTGCCGTAATTGCCACGGCAAAAGACATCAGGAAATAAATGACGAGCGAAGAGCCAAGCAAAGAGAGAATACGGGATATATTAAGAGTTAGGGGAATAGTCTCTGAGATATTCAAAATATGGCCCGACGCTAGAATTATCAGAAACACCTTTAAGAAGAAAAATGCTCAGACAGCGCCAGCCACGGAAGATCGACAAAAAGTATAAGGGCATCATAGCCCAGCTTCCGTGCGCTATCTGCGGGATGGTCGGCGTCCATGTCGCCCATATCCGCTATACCAGCGCAAAAGACGGCGCTGACCTCACTGGCGCGGGCAGGAAGCCCGATGACTGGCGAGTGCTTCCACTATGCCCCAGACATCATGTCCACGGCCCAGATGCACAGCATTCCATGAGCGAAGAGCAATTCTGGCGCAACCACGGGATAAACCCCTACGCCCTCGCCAAGGCCCTATACACCTCAAAGGATGACGTACCGTTTATGGAGCGGCTGGTGCAGCATGCCCAGAGGCTGTTCCCATCAGAACCGTAATTACTTCTTGGGCGGCTGTGAGTTGTCTAATGGCATCGTCCCCGTCGCGGGCGATGGTGACAAGATCGTCAGCAGTCTTTGGGTCAAGTTCGGCTCGCGTTTCTGCATGATCCACGCTGGCACCGTTATTTGTGGCGGCGGGACAGACGGCGCGGATTGACATCCGCTTAGAGCCATTAGCAATGGCAATACGCAAATCTTCCATCTGTTTGTTGGCATCCTGCATCTCCTGCGTATGCGCCTTGTCTATAGCGGCAATCTTGTTTTCGCTGTCCGTCTTGTATTTCAGGCTGACCTTGGCGACCTCTCCCATGGCTGATGAGTAGCCTTTGCTATAGGTATCATGCATCGCCCAGAAATGGTAGGCACCAAGCGCAATGATGGCCCCGCCAGCCAAGAGATATTTCCAATTTGACAGCAGAAATATAGGCATTATCCGCCATTCTTGGAATTAAGCACCTGTGACCGCTTGATCGTGTGGCCCACCAAGGCACCCAGATTAGCAATGATGCCGCCACCAACCGTTACCGGGTCCATGCTGGTCAGGAGAGAGTGCAGATTGTTGGCCGTCGTGATCCACATCATGATCCCCGTGTGGGATATCTGGACAAGATCGTCCTCCAAGAAATGGAGAAACCTAAGCACTTTCACCCATGTTGAAGTCGGACTGTAGTACCAATCTGGTCCGGGCTGTAGTGCCGTCATATCAAATAGTCCTTAGCAATGCCTAGATATTTCATGTGACATTGCGTCTACGGTGCATTGAGTTGAGAATTTCAATGAGCTTGTTAACTGCCGCATCGCATGCAGCTTTGTCGCACGTTCCGTCTGGATTGAAAGACCCCGGAGTCTCAAACGTAACAGTGCGGCCATTGGCATCCACAAAGGTGCCCTTGATCTTTTCCAAAGAGTTTTCTGGGTATGTATAGGTCATGTGAAAATGCAGGAAACAGTGCCGCTTGTGCCAAGGGGATTGCTGCCGCCAAACCACAGCCATTGCGAATAGGTTGATCCGTCCGTGGAATAGGACGCAGACGCCGAAGTAAAGTTTGTCCCATTAGCGTTGAGATTGGTAAAACAGCTAGGAGAAACATATGGAGTAGTACAACTTAAACCGAAATACGAAGGGCCAATCTGAGCTATAGCATCACAAAAAGCACCGCCCGCAAAAGACAGGGTATTGGGAGAAATGCTGCCAATACCTAAAAGTTGGCTATAACCATAGTCCCCATAACCATCATCACCAACGGTTAGTGAAATGACTTCTAACGCAGCCTGTGTACCGTAAAAGTTAGCAATGCTGATTGTTCCACCTGTCGGAACAGGGCCGTAAGTTCCGCTAGTACCGGAGTTTACATAAGACCCACCAGCATAGTAATTAGCAAGCGATGGCGACGAGGGGCCGCCAAATTCACCTTTAATGTCATTCAAGGAAAGCGGAACGCCGGGACCGGGAAGCGCCATTAAATCCCCCCGATCTTCTTAGACAGCGCATCAATCAGTATCTGCTGCTCCTTGATGGCCTCAACCAGCAGCGGAACAAGCCGCGCGTAGTCCAGAGTCAGGTACTGCGGGTCAATGGGGGCCGGGGCGACAACCTCTGGCATGATAGCCCTGACATCCTGCGCCGACAGGCCAACCTCACGAACCGGCTTGTAGCCCAGAGCCTGCGCCTTTGCGTTAGCCTCGTAATAGAACCCTTTTAACGACATGACTTTGGCAAGAGCGCCATCAATATATCCAAGGCGCGTTTTTAGGCGATCATCCGAATAGTACGCAACCACGTTGCCCCCGGCATAAAGAGTGCCAGCAACAGAAAAATCACCAGACGCATTGGTTGCGTAAGTGGCGTAAGTGGCATTGGTTGCATTAGTCGCATTAGTCGCATTGGTCGCATTAGTGGCAGTAGCTGCATTGCCCGAAATGTTTATGCCCCATGTGCCACTTGCACCAGAGCCAGTCTTGCTTGGCGCATAGGTAGTCACATATGTCTGAGTAGCCGCCGTAGCGCCGCTGATGGACAAATTCGTTCCGTCAAAGGTCAGATTGCTCGACCCCGACAGGAACCCGCCACTATTGAAGATAACCTGCGTGTTCGCACCCACAGCACTGGCTGTATTGTCTGCTTCAGCAACATTCGTGCCGTCGCTAATCAGCAGCACACGGAAACCAACTGGAAGCGTATAGGGTGTCCCGCCACTGGTAACGCTAAAGGTCACGCTATAGCCATTCAGCGTAGCGCCATTGTAGATCGACCATATTCCGCCCACACCGCTCGGCAACTTGTAGGCTACGTTGCCAGACAGACTGCCGCTGATCTCAAGATTTGGGGGGGTGTACTGGGTCGCCGACAGCGTTACCGTGCCGGACGTAGCCGAAAGGCTTGTAACCCCGCCAAAGGCCGCGTCAATGTAGTTCCAGTTAGCGTTAACCGGAACGTCCCAGTCGCCAACATAGCTGCCGTTTGTAGGCGTATTCAGGTTTTTATTAGTCGTCATATACGTCTCCTAGACGCTCTCGTTGGCTATAGCCAGCGCATGTGTAATGGCTTCATCAGGCACAGACAGCAAAGGCTTGGTCTGGCTGTTATGAGACTTCTTGGCCTTGTCAGCCAGCGCAACAAGGCGGTCGGCTTCGGATGCATGGTTTACAGCACCACCGGACGCACGGCCTACGCGGCCACCGTCCGCTTGGGCATAATCCTTCGCATTTGCTAGGTAATGACCAGCCATTAGAGCCGTTGGATTTGTAAGTGCCCGGCCCACTTTACCAGCGCCACGGCGAATTACACCGACATTGCTTTTAGCGCCGGACATGGCCCTTTTTGCAGCCATTTTATCCGCAATGTGCTCAGCACCCCCCTCAAGGGCCTCGCCAGCAATAAATCCCATCGGGCCATGCCCTAAAGAATATCCAATAAGACCAGCCCCAGCTCTACGGCTTGCTTTCCCGAACATATCGGAAAGGAAAGAGTGATGACTCATCAAAGATGTGGGCTTGGCGTTATTTATATTATGAACAGTATGAATGTGCTTTGCCGCTTTAAGAGAATCAGGGTTAGAGGAAAAAGCCCTATTTAATACAGGGCTTCCATTAGGATTAGACAACAAAGCAGATATTTTCTTGTCTGGATTAAGAGAGAGCCCATCATTTTTTAGGACAGAATGCTGAACCCAAGAGTTAACAGCGTTCGCCCCCTCCGATCCGTCTCCGCCCATAGCGTTTATGAGCTGCCCGTGCGCGTTTGGACCGGCTTTGGGGTCAAACAAGGGCTTTACAAGCGATTGCTGTACCTGTGTATGTATGTCTGGATTATCCGTGGGGATGAGAAACCCCGTGTTTTCGTCCTTTGGCATAGCCTTTGTTATTGTCTTTGCTGCATTAACAATCGGATTGTTAAGGCCATTGGGGTTTTCAAACATATTTTTGTATTCGCGGTAATACTGCGAAGCATTTTTGACATGGCTCGCCATCGCTTTACCGGCGTCAGGGCCTTCAGAAGACAAAAACTTACCACTCTCTGCGGAATCTTGTATAAATTTGTCATAAGAATTCATGACTGCGCCCATAGCGGCACGATCATTTCCGTCTGCTTCATTTAGAAGATTTGACAATTTCTTCCGGGTCCATAAAACCTGACTTGCGTTAATATCGTTGGCACCAAACTGCGTATTGCCATTTGTGAACACATCATTGATGTGGTTAATTGCCTCTTGCGTCTTTGGAAGTGCCGTCTCTTTCATAATTTCTTCTTGGGTAGAAGGAATCATTTTCTTAGAAAGATTGTCTTGCACGGTGTCGAAGAATGGCTTCGTATCCATCGTGGCCCCAAAAGAACCCTGAATCCCGCCAAGTGCATTATATTCAGCAATAGATTTGTTATATTTATTTGCTATAGCTTTTTCTAAATTAGAGGCTACAGCAGTATCAGACGGGGCTGCCGCCCCAGAAATAGACGATGCAGCGTTTGCCAGTTTTTCATTATTTCCCTGAACAACGTCTGCAACTGCTGCCCTAGCAGCAGGCAATGGGGCAGTTTGGTTTACAACCGGAGTGGGCGTACCTAGCCCAAAACCCTTCATAAGACCCTCGCGGATCACAGGATCAGAGCGACCCTTTGTTTTCAAGGATTCTGCAAGAGCGGTCTTAGCGTCCTCGCTCAGATCGTTTGCCGACATAGTGTTTCCAGAAATACGGCGAATGTCGCTGTCTATTTCTGGAACAATGTTTCCAGCCTTGTCCAAGGCATTATATGTGCCGGGAGCAATTTTGCTTATGCCCTTGGTAAGAATACCGCCGGGGTTAAGTGGGTTTACAAACTCTCCGGCAGCACTAACGCCCTTACCAGCCGCCCGCAAAAAGTCTCCCGCCGTAGCTACGCCACGCCCTGTAGCGCCAATACCGGCCCCGATGGGGGCAGCAATTTTACCAAGATTACCAACCGTCTCACCGGCACGCGCAGCCGCGCTCCCCACCCTACCAAGGACGCTGCCAGTCTTTGCGGCTGTCAAGCCTGCGCCACCAGCAACTACGGAAGCGTCCATAGCTACAGACGCGGGGTCATGTGCTAGGTAGTTCTCAAAATTTTCCCACGAACTATATTTGTTCCCATAGGAATTGACCATATTGTCAATAAGGGCCTCATCATTGGCTTTTTGTTCCGAGTCTTGCTCGTGACCAGCATATCCAGCAATCTTAGACCGCAAGCCGGTGCCAACCTGCTTAAGCATGTTCCAAGTGTCGCTCGGATTCAAAACAAGATCAGCAACTCCAGCAACCGCGTGTCCAACAGACGAGGGGGCGTTATAAGCCGTTTCCTCGGCGGCCTGCCAAGGTGTCAGCTTTTCTTGCATGTAATCTTCGCCCATCTTCTTGGCTAGAAGATTGCGAACGTCTTCAACGCGCTTTCCAACCAGCCCATTAGCAGCGGCGGCTTTCTGGCCGATAACATCTTCGATCTTATCCATGGGGTCGGCATTATAAATATTGTTAAACCCGCTAGTTCCAAACCAGTGGGCTCCGTACTTAGTGGCATCAGACACCGGAATACCCATGCTACGAAGCGCATCGGCATTTTTGTTCCCAAGATAACTAATCATTTGCCGACTGAGATCGGGAACGGTCCTCATAGCTAGAATCTGGTCGTCAGATTTCCCCTGAACCAAATCAGGGCGCGCCTGTTTAAGTGTGTTAAGCCATGTAGTAGTTGTAAATTGACCAAGGCCAAGAGCAGAGCTTGTCTTAGCCTTGGCGTTAGGATCGCCACCAGACTCGCTATTAATGACCTTGTCTTCATAAGACTGGTATCTGGGATTTTTCGGAACTGGCGCTGCACTAGGCGCTTGTTCCTGATTACCAGAATTTAAGTAATTCTTGCGCCAAGCAATAAATTCCGGGTCCGTTATGTCAGCAGAGTGATCTACGGGATCGGTGTGCTTTGGTACATCCTCAGGCGCAGCAAGTTGCTGACTCGGCTGCGGCGCGGCTTGCACATCAGTAGAGTCCTGATCTGGGGCATCAGTAACATCAAACGGCGTCTCTAGTCCCAGAACGTCAGATTCGTATCCCATCAATTACCCCTGTCTTCCCTCTGACCATGCAGTCGAGAAATAGCGCCCAAAGTTCCTAAGAGACGGGTTTTTCTTTTCTATGCTCTGAATAACCGCAGCCCTGATTTTGGGGTCAGGGTTTTCCAGCATCTTCATGGTGCCTGTATCCGACAGAACATTTGCCAAAGCCGCTTGTTCAGACATATAGCGGTCGTCCGAATAATCGCGCCGGAAGGAAGATTCGGCATTTTGTCCACTATAAAGGCCCGAAATGCCACCGTTGGCAGAATTATACTTGTCATATTCGTTAAAATAATTGCCCTCGTCCACGGCCCGCTGATTATCAACGTACATTTTGGTTATCAAATTCATTGCGGCAGGTCTAGACATTCCGGCGTTAGACACCATTTGCATCCACGCCCTTAAAGCACCAAAGCTGCGCTGATCAGCATTTGCCTCACCAGACGCAGCAATAGACCTAGACAACTTTTCTGCCTCTTGAGAATTTGCAAGTTGGTCAAGCTTGACGCCCTGCAAACCAAGGTTAGGGGCAATAGAATCCCACCATGCACCAAGATTAGTCATAAATGGATTCAACTTGCCCGGTTCAAACGGTCCGGTTTGTCCTGCCATAGTCTCGGCAAATTTCTTAAGCTGCCGGGTATTATTAGCTCCAGAAGCTGCCTCATTATTTACTTCTTTGATCTTCTCATTTGACATGCTCAACAAGCCCGGATCCATCCTTGCTGACATGAAAAACTTATCGGCGTCGTTAGCCGCGCTTTGCTTGCCTACGTCGCCTAAATAGTCGTATTGAGCGGCAATTGGAGGATTAACCCTGTCATCCATGACGTATTGGCCGTTTTGATTTTTTGTAAGGGGGCCACGCAACTTTGTGACATCGACATACTCTAACTGAGTTTGCCCGTTAGCAAGGGTATGAAGAACAGGGACAATCCCACCGCGCCCAGCAGCGGCCAGTTCACCAGTTGCCTGAGCCTGCCGCAGGGCAACCTGAGACTGCTGTGTCTGCAAGTCAGGAACGGCTTGAGCAGCCGCCCCTACACCCTGAAGCAACGCACCGCCAAAGTATCTGCTTGGCGACGACGCCATTGTACCGACGCCCTTCAAAAGAGGGAATAGCCAGCTTTCATTGCGGTCCATCCAAGTACCGGGCTTACCTTGGTTGATACCAAGCTGACGTTCCGCCCAGTCACCAGCGCGAGTCATAAAATCCCCGCCCTGACCAGTATCCGACGGGCCAGCCGGAGCAGGGCTTGCAGAGGGCTGCGCGGCTTCGGGCGCTAGACCCTTTTGATACGCAGGCGAACCAGCAAGGTCGCTGCTGATAGGGGGTGGCGGATTACCACCGCCAAGGCCCGGACGGGACAGTTGCTGCATTTGGTCGAATACATTTGGCATATTCGCGGTTAATGCATCACCGCCTGCCGACCCAAGCGTTGCTTGCTGATCAGAGGTAAGTGCAGGTGGCGTTATGGGTGCTGCATTTTTAGGGACAACACCTCCCGGCACAGTACCAGAGGTATTACGACGCCCCGGAGGCGTTGTATCTACAATTTGTTCTTGCGGCCCAATAGGATTTCCTCTTTGTGCGGCATGCCAGAAATTGCTTAACGCATTTCCCGTCTCATGAAAGAATTTTGTTGGGTCGTCAGAACTACCTAATGAATTAATACCACCGCTGATATTCTTAGGCCAATTAGGATCACTGGTTGCATTGTTTTGTGGTGCTAAATTACCAGAATCCTTTAAACTCCATGCTTGCGTAAACGGAGAGTTATCTGCATCAGCCCAAGCCTGAATCAAGGGGTCATCATCAACTCCACCGTCTGTTGCATACCCGTGACGCGCGGCTCCGCCGCTTGCAAGTTCAAGGGCACGATGCACATGCGGATTTACGCTGCCGCCACGCGAAAGAAAGGCTAGTAGTGCCGATCCTGCGTCTGCTAACGCTCCGGTACTAGACAAAAATCCGCCTGCTTCTGTTGCGGTATTAAGAGCGTTTCCAAGGCCAAGCAATGAAGATGCTCCGCCTAAAATGCCTCCGCCCCCTCCGCCAGAAGAAGGAGGCGGCGACGGAAGGGAAAGTTTGTTATCAGATGTATCCTTAGCCGCTTCCGTTAAGCCCGGAATAGAGGTTGGGACTTCTGAATCAGATGAAACACCGCCTGAGTCAGAAACATGACCTCCGTCATCATAACCATGCCGATATGCAGAACCACCGTGAGCAAGGGCTAGGGCTGCAATAGAGCCAATATCTTTAGCCATGTCGAAGAGTCCCTTGCCGGTGTTATAAGCACCGAGAGCGGAATTTGCGGCACCAAGAACACCGGAACCACCGGCACCCTGACCCGGAGCGCCCGGAGTTTTAAGGCCAGCGGGGGCATTGTCACTCTGTGCGGCAGCGGCCAAGCCGGGAATAGACGGCCCAACGGGTTTATAAGGATCATCATCCGTGCCACCAGCGGCGCGGTGACGGCGGACTAGGCCACCTGAATAAAACGGGGATGTAGGATTTCCGTTTTCATCAAGATACTCATTTGCCGTCATAGACGTAGGCGCTTGGCTTTCGGAAGATGTATCAGGAGGGGCGTCTTTAGACTTACCAAAAGCATCTTGGTATATTTCTCTTGCGCCCGCATAGTCTTTTGTAACATCACCAGCCGCACCCATAACTTGGGCCATGGTCGATTCCGGCAACTTCGGAATTGCTCCAGCAGTCACAAGGTGAGATACCGATCCAGTCGGCGGCGGGACATAGCCCATGCTGCCGACACCAGTACCCGAAGCAGGGACGCGGCCAGCGCCGCCATACAGACCAAGGGCCTGAGCCTGAGCCTGCAAGATACCGGCAAGGTCAGCCGCACTAATCACTGACGGAGAGCCGCCATCCGCGTATCCCTGACCAGCACGGAGCGGAGTTACCGCCCCGCCCTCAGAATGCGGGACTAGACCACCCTTGCGGAAATGGCCGCGTTTCGCAGCCGCGTCCGTGGCCTTGTCGTAGTCAACAGTCCGGTACCCACCGGCCAGACCAACCGCATCAGGGTGGTGCTTCTCAACATCCTGCGCGATAAGGCCAATGCGCGTTCCCGGTTCGTTCTTGTACCGGAACTTGACGATCTTCTGGCCGTCAAAGGTCTTACCAATCGGCTCGATGTCTTCCTTGAGCCGCTTATCCGAGAAAAACGGCATTGGCTGCGCCGTGGACGTAGTAGACCCGGACAGCGCACCAGTGCCTTCGGCCACGTTCGCAACCGCCTGAGCCGTCTGGAAGGGGTAGCCCTGTTGCTGGAGGAACTGGTTGTAGAGCGCCGACAGGCCAGCCTGCTGGGTCTGCTGCGCAAGTGTACCAGCACCGATCTGCGCCTGACCGGCACCAAGAAGGTTCTGCTGGGCCTGAGTGCCCAAGCCAGCCAAGGTGGTGCCAGTGCCAACGCCCTGCGTATATGCCTGCTGCCCGACCCCAGCGAGGCCCTGCGCCAAGCCCGTGCCCTGCCCGTAAGCCTGCTGCCCGATGCCAGCCAGACTGGAGGCACCCTGCTGTAGGGCCGCGCGGTTCGCCTGCGCCGCCCCAAGATTAACGCCCTGCTGCTGCTGGGCCGCACCCAGAGCCTGATTGTAACCCTGATTTAGGGTATTGGCGTACACGTTCTGGGACGCAATCTGCTGCTGCTGGGCCAAATTCGCCGCCGCAAGGCCAGCCCGGTCCCCACCAAATGCCCCCTGATTTATGGCGTTGCCCAACTGACCAGACATCTGTTGCTGGTTCTGCTGGTTCTGCAAAGCCTCCTGCGCCCCCAAAACGGTATTGAGATAGGGCGACATGAAGCTGTTGATCTGCCCCGCACCAATCTGCTGGGCGTTAACCGGGCCAGTGCCAGCCATAGCCAGACCCGTAGCCATCTGGTTATAGGGCTGCGCCTGATTATACGCCCCTTGGTATGCGCCCGTAGCGGCCTGATTGTACCCCTGACCCGCCTGCGTCCCCTGCATGATGCTGGACGTACCAGCCTGAAAATAGGGCTGGGCAGCATTCGCTGCCATATTGGTCGTATCAATACCGGCCTGCTGCTGCTGATTTATCGGGGCAACAAATGCGTTTGGATTACCCTGCGGAGCATTATAGGTCTGGAACGGCTGCGTGGCAGCAGACTGCATCATATTGTTCGCAAGCTGATAGTTTTGCAGTACCTGCTGCGGTATCTGCACCTGCTGCGTAGTAGTACCTGTCTTGCCGCCCATAGTTAATGACCTTTGTAGCTACCAGTCGTAGCGCCATAGAGGAAAAAAGCACCAGATTGTTCCCCAAACTGACGCTCATAAAGTTTGATTTTACCCTTGGTCCGGTGATTGCTCAGGACACCGATCACCAATGGAAGACCAATAGTGTCCGAAACCTTCTTTGCGAAATCGCACAGCATCCGGGCACGGCCCAGCTTCGCGCCACGGAACTCAGGACGAACAAAAATAGCCTTTTCTTCGATCACATAATCGTCTGAGTACCACATCTGCCCAATCCGCAGCAGGATCACCGCCTCTGCGGGCTCCCCCTTCTTGCCGCAAATGCCGACTAGGCCCTGCTGCAAAGTGCATCCAGCGTAGATATTTTCCAGCAACTTGCGGGTACTGGGGTTATTGAACCCGTTCTCTTTGCAGGCCGACAGCGCAAGGGCCATGATGTCATCGACATCTTCCGGCGTCCCCACCCTGATCTCTATTTGTTCCATGTCAGTTCCTCTTCGGGCCGGGTAGGTTCTTCAGGGTCTTGATCGTCTTTGACCGCATCTTCTCGACAAACTGGTCAAGAATTTTATGTCCGTCATCCATTGATCCGTGACCGATTTTTACCACATCTTCAGGCGGGATCACATATTCCCCACCAGCCGCAACAATAGGAACAGAATCTACCTCTCCGCCGTCTGCGCGGTGCGGAGCTGTAGCACCATAGGGAAGTCCAGAGCCGCCATATGGCATTCCAGAACCAGCGGACTTTTGACCATAGAAAGGTTGCCCAAAAATGCCTTTGGCGACCTTGAACCCAGCCACAGTGTTCCCCTCGCCCATAGCGGAAATGATGTCTGCCGGGATGACATAAGACCCCGACTTAACATGCATGTTCAGGTGGTCCGTCCGTCCGGCCACTTGGCTGTGTATGGGGCCAACGTGAATCTTGCTCCTGCCGGGGGTTGGCAGTTTGGGCAGCTTGGGAAGCCCGCCAATGGCATGCGCTTGCCGCGCCGTACTCAGGGCGGCAGCAATAGCCTGATCGCGCGGGTGCCCAGCGTGGAGCATTTCGCTTATATTGGAACTAATAGTTTTCTGGCTCTTGCCCTTCTTCAGCGGCATGGCGTCCTCACGAATAACTGATGGTCAGAACCTGACTGGTTCCGGGCACCACCACGATGCCAATGCTCACGGGTAAGTTTACGATATAGACGCCCACAGCCTGCGGTATGATGTAGATGAGATTTGCCGTCGAAGTGGCTAGGTTGGTGTCGTATATCTTTCCGGTAGTCGATCCCGCAGTCGTGACGCTAATACTGGCAACCCGGCCAGCATTGGCAGACACCAGCGTAGTCGCGGAAATCTGGGATGTGTTCTTGGCACCCTGAACATTAAGATACGTTGTCGCCGCACCGTTAAGCGCAGTAACAATGTTCTTCGTAGCTGTCAGGATGTCTGAAAGTGATGTTGTCATCAGAATTTCCCATCAGGCTGCATACGGTAGCGAATGTTTCCAATTCGCCAGAAGCTGCCAACATCGCTGCTGCCTAGGGTGATGGATGTCAGACGCCCACGGAAACGCGGCGAAACATACTGCGTAGCCTGCGTCAGCGTATAAGTCTGCGACGTCTGCGGAGTATCGCCGGGGTAATCTACATAGTTGAACGTCAGATTGACGTTGGCATTCTGCGTGCCACCGTATAGGCCCCACTTCATGTCGGGCCATACTTGGTCAACAAAAGTCTTCAAGTCTGCCTCAGCCATCGTGAAATAGCCAGTCGTGAAGTAAGAGTTCATGGCTGAGCCGTCAGCGTCGAACAAAACCTGACCGTTGTAATTTTCGTGCTGGTAAATATAGAGCGTATTGGGATCGGCCCCGATGGGAGAGCCAAGCACAGACTGGTCAATCCACGCCGATCTACCCAGATTCCCAAAGTCCCATGTCTGAAGATATGCATTGTATTTGATGTAGGCGTTTACCTCGCCGCCATCACTAATGGTCGGGTAGTACCAAGTAATCTCTCCAAACAGGGAATTTACAGCGGTCCTGATCTTATCAAGATTCGTGGTATCAAGGTCTTGGAAGATGACGTCCCACGCCGGACATGCAACCGGCGTTACACCTGAACCTGTCAGGCTGTAAAACTGCGACCGCCCCATCCAATAAACAACACCATTGAAAGACGCAGCAGCTTTACGCGCTATCAATCCGCAAGTCGTGCCAATCTCGTTGAAGGAATAAACATACGGCGGGCCGATATATTGCATCGACCAAATACCAATATCTGTCCAGATAAGCGCCTGCTGCGATGACTGGAGGCAACCGACAATCTTGGAACCCTTGGGGATTCGGTATGAACCAGCCTGATTGATGACCGTGGCAATCCAACTATTGTAATTATTGACATCGCACCAACGTATCAAAAGGGGATCCTGTACACCCGTGAAGGTTGATCCCCAAGCAACAATCTGGCGCTGCGGCATCGCCACAAAGAACCCGTCATTTACAGGTGGCCCCTGCGGAATAATTGTAGCCGTTGGATTGCCGCCAGTCGGATCCCACTGATAAATCGGCTGAAATTGCGGGCTGTTCGTAGTGATCGTGCCAGCGGTCGGGGACGAAACAGCGCACGAAATCAGTATTTGGCCCCAGTTATCAAGTGACCATGTGGACGCCGATATGGGGGTGCCAGTAGATGGCGTAATCGCAGTGCCAGACCCGTAGCCACCCAGACCATAGCCCAAGACGCCATAGCCAGTGCCAACCGGAATAGCCCCAACCCCAAAGCTGTAAATATACTGCGCGTTTCCGCCGTTCAGATAACCGCTGGTTGTTGAAGACGCAGTATTAGAGCCGTTGATGATGAACTGGGATGTATTCAGGACGCTTTGGACAATGTAATTGCCGTAAAACGTAATGCCGCCAATGGTCGTGGTGACGATAACCGGAAAAGTATCGCCTACATTGTACCCGTGATTCGGCAGCGTAACCGTGGCTTGGTTGGATGCGTTCGTGACATTGAATAGCGGAAGTAAAACCACGGACTGCGTGGTCATGGATTCAGACCCCACAGTCTGGCTGATGCTCACCTGCCAAGTCGTGGCAGTAATCTGCGCCAAAATAATAGTGTTTGTAGCAATACCAGTGCCGAGCAAAACCTGACCGGGATATAGCGTCCCGGTGATAGCCCCCGGAATGGTTAGCGTCGTGCCGGAAATAGAGCCGGTAAATGATGCAATAGTCGATGCAGATGTATATGCCGCTGGCAGGGGATTGCCCAAAACATTTGTAGCAACAACATTATACTGAGTGGGAGAAATGAAACCGTTCTGATCAATCGGATACAGACCGTACAGAACAACGCCACCAATGCTGAGATGCGTTGTAATATAAGCAGTATCGTAATTTGTTAAATTTTCAATCGTAGTGTCTGTGATGAGAATAATCGGACTTCCGGCAGTAGATGATGCTACAGGCGTTATATTGTCACCCGATGCTTGCGGCGTAATGTCAACAATTGAAGAGCTAAGAGTCGGATTTGTTATGACGGCCAACTGTGCAGTCGTGGTGGACGCAATGTTCTGTGTGCCAAGCGCCAAGTGCGAATTGACGTTTGTATCCTCCCAAGCCCACAGCGCCCTGACGGGCGCAACAGTTTTAGATGAATTAAATTTGGTCCAGCCGCCCAGTTTCTGGATCAGCCCGCCAAGCTGCTGGTCATAAATGAACCTAATCAGATTACTAACCGAAATCCCTGTCTGGTTAAGGGCTGGCGTTTCATTCTGATTAAGGCCGGGGATCAGCTTTACTGCTGCATGGGGCATTACGGGCCTCGCGCAGGCGTGGAAACAGGAGCGGGTGACATGGCAGACCAAGCATTAGCTTGGAACTTCTTGCGCGATTCCTCGACCATCGCGCCCTTGAGCAGGGTTTGATACTGGGCCTCATAGGAGCCCGGCATCTGCGGATCATTGGAAGTCGGCATGAAATTGCGCTGGTATTGGCTGATGTAAATCATGCTCGCCTGAACCAAAAGGTCAGGCAGATAGGTGCTAATAAACGTCGTTCCAGTATTGGCAGTCGTAGATGCATAGGAAATGACGCCAGCAGCAGTCTGAGTGCCTGTAGCGGAACTCGCAAATGTAACCGACGTAGTTGTGGACGATAGTATTGTCCATGTTCCGTTATAGGCCGTTGGGGTAACGCCACTAATCGTAATGAGCGTACCCGCAACCGGAGCGGCAGACTGGGCTGCAAAGGTGACCGTTGCCGTTGCGCCGTTGCCTGAAGTGCTGAGTGTCGCGGTGGTAAAGAGCGGCGTGGTGGCAGAATTGCTGTACAAAGTCGGGGTTCTGATCGTGCCAAATACTGTCAGCGGGTATGTCGCGTTCGCATACGGCCCAAACAGAATGTTATTGTAAACATCGCCACCAGTAGAGAGGTCACCGCCAACCATGGCGAAATACTGCGGAATACCCGTCGAGGATGAATTTGCCCAAACATTTTGGATATACTCCTTACTCGTCGGGATTAGGGGAACAATCGTTCCAGAATTGTTCAATTGAACGGTCTGAACCGTCACAAAATCATTTACAGATAGCTGCAAGGTATTAGACCCGCTGCTCAGGGAATAGGTATTGCTCGTCAGTGACGGCAAAAGGTCCACATCACGCTGAATACGCAACTCGGCGTAATTGAGCATTTGCGGGATAATTGTGTTGAAGTAGGGATCGACGCCCTGATACACGCCATTTACAACTTGGCTGCCAACGACTGCCATCGTGGCAATCTGCTGAATATACCCATTATAGGTCATAGGCGTCGTATTCGGGGCAGTCATTTCAGTACTCCAACCTAATCCGGCAAAAGCGCCGCTTCGGCTTCCCGCCTAGCCACAAGGCCGGGCAATACTTTGCCCCCACCATGGACCCACAGTTTAAGTTGCGCCCTAGCCAAATCCCAATCACAGGCATCCAAAGCAAGCAGTAAAGTACTGTCGCGCAACTTGCCAATGCCAAGGTTATAACAGAAATCTACAATTGCGTTTAGTGCTTTAGTGTTTTCCGCGAGCTTTGGACAGATTTTCAGTACGCCGGGGAGAAACTGTGTCTCCAACATATGCATCATCAGGTCAAACGCCTGATCCTGCGTAATAGGACCATCAGACAAAGTGACGGCAGTGCCGTCTTTGTAGTGTGTCGAACCGTAACCAATAGTGGGGATGCCAGCGGGGCAGAGATACGGTTTGTCTCTAAATCCCTCGAAGGTCTTCACAAGCTCGGCGGCAAGAGACAGGTCCATTAGTGAAAGACAATCTTAGCTAGAATTGTTGCCATACCCCCCATGAGGGCGACCCCCATACCAATTAGGGTGATGGTAAGTGTCATCATGTTACTTTTGATGTCGGAATTTGCCTTGAGAATACCCGCGTATCGCTCCGCGCAGACGGCTTCATGAGTCGTTATCTGTGACTCGACAACCCTGAGCCTGTTATACACTTCAAGATCTGCCATGACACAATAGGCTTATTCAGCCTTCTCCTTGGGGGTTTCAAGAATGAGCCTGAGATTAGCCTGAAGCCTTTCGTTCTCCGGTTCAAGATTGGCCGCAATCGTGGCGTGTTTTATGGCTTCGTCCTGCATGCCCATGTGCCACGCCGCAATGGCGGCCAGATCGTGGGGCTTGGCTCCCCATACCGTGGGATCACAGGTGTAAACCAGATCGCGGTTTACCACTCCAATGGCTCGCATAGCGGCGGCATAGCAGTCAGGCCACTGGTTTTGCCGGAACTTCAGCAAGGCCAGATCGCACCACGGCTCACGGGTATTGGGGGCTTCGGCACACGCCTTGTGGTAGGCAGCCTCTGCCGACCACTGGTCGCCCTTGTTCTCATATGTCTGACCCAGAAGACGGTACGCATAGCAACGCTCATTCATCCACGTTGCTTCTGGCATGGTCAGATAATGGTTCAAGGCGTCTATAGCTTCGTTGAGTTTCCCATAAAAGGTCAGCTCACGGGCGTAATAGAAAGCGTTACGCGGGCATCGGGGGTCTTCTTTGACCGACACCGCCAGCAAGTCCAGATATTGGCCCCGGCTCTTGAGGGGATCAGGGTGATGGCTGACCAGAAGCATATCTGTGTCGGCCCATACCTCTTTTGTTCTGGGGTCTGGAATCGGATACTCATGGCAGGGGTGGTGCCACATATATCCCTTGCGGTGATGGATTTTCTCATACTTGAACTTAATCCCGCTGCCCCAATCAAAATAATAGCGCAGCCGGGTTGTTTCCGGCGTCCAGACGCGCTCAATTTCCTCACGCCAGCCGGGTTCAAGAATTTCGTCTAAGTCGAGCGAAATGCAAACGTCCATATCAGGCGGCACAAGCGCCAAGGCAACATTGCGAGCCATATCAAAGCGCCAAGGATTGATACAAATACTATGGACATCCACGCCAGCAGCCTTAGCGGCGGCAATAGTGCCGTCCGTACTGCCGGTATCAGCAATGAGTACATGGTCAGCCTCCTTGGCGGATGCAGCAAAGCGTTCCACAAACGCTTCTTCATTCTTACTAATGGCATAAACACATATTTTCAAACGCTTGTCTTGCATGGCTTGCTCCCCTGCATATTTCCCAAATAGCTCAGTAAATAGGTTATGCTCTGTTCTCAGATAGTGGTCGTTTATTTTCTGAACGTCGTCGGCCCAGATTGTCTCCCACATATGCAAGCAGTAAGACCCGTCTAACCGGGACTTATCTCCATTCCCAAAGATCAGCTTGTCCATGAACCCAAATGGTATGAACGCCTCTACTTCCTGCAAGGCAAACACGCTTGGGTCTTTTCGATACATCTCAAAGGGCAGCACAACCGCATGGTTGGCCCAGACATCCGGCTTGATGGCGGCGGGAATCGCTTCCAGCCATTGCCGAATAAATTCATTGCTGCGCTCGGCCAGAATTACACCATTTGCCACAGAGGCAATCTGATCGGGGTCCGTAGTATGAAGTCCGACCCTATCATCGGTATAGCGGTCAGCCCCCATGACGCAGGAATTGTCCATCAATGGCGTCAAGGGCTTCAGCAGCAGGATATCGGTGTCCAGATATATACCGCCATGCTCAAGCAGCTTCTCAAGCCGCACAACATCTGACTGATACTGGGGATAATCCAAACTGATCCCGCCAATCTCCGTTGGCGGGTTAATCTGAACTAGCGTGACATAAGGCTTGATGGCTTCCCAGTGCGGATTATTGGCCGGTTCAATGTTATAATAGAAATAGTATTGGTCCGGCTTCTGGACTTCAGCCGCAATCTTTACCGCCAAATAATTCAAAAACCCGAAGTCGCGTGACTTCGGGCCTGTGAACCACATCATGTGAATGATGTTGGGTATCATTATTTGAGAGTACCTTTACGTCCGTCAGTAATGTCTTCAAGAATAGATTTCTCTGAGACTTGTATGGCTAAATATCAAGTTCCTCAAGGTCGAAGTGCTGGGTTAGCTGCATGGTTATTTCGGGGGTTCGCGGTTCATTTTTCGTTCATTACCCGGCTGCCTAGCACACCGCAGAACACGCCAACTACGGTCTGGAAGGCGGGGCCTAAAATCTTGAAAATAGCCTCATTGTCCACGATAGGGTTAAACAACCCGGCCAGCATGACTATGATGACCGCCAGCAGGACTATGGCCAACGTGCAGACTACGATCATGTAGATCAACGGGACAACGGGCGGCGTGGACATCAGGGGAAATTACCCCCAACCGGGTTCGGGAAGCCTACAGGAGCCGCAGTGCCAATCTTAGCACCCGGAGGAACGGTGGTCGATGTCCACGGGCTCTCGTTCATGGGGCCTACGCAGTCGGCTAAGGTCGCGCCGTTTACTGGCTTGGGGCGTACTGTGCAGGGCATGGACCACATGTTGGAGAAGCCGCCACCCGGCTTTGCCGTGCTGGTAAAGACGCGATTTGTGACGGTGACGGATTTCCAAGACGGAGCGACGGGGTAGGTCTTTTCGTTGCTAAACAGGGACCAGACCTTGCCCTTGGGGGCCTCACAGGAGCCACCCATCAGACTTAGATCGGCAATGCTCTCGCCCTTGAGAACTGGGCATACTGAGACACCCATAGGGAACACGTTGCCATTTACAGTCACGGTCTTACCCGGAACCGCTACCGTCGCGCTGGAGGCGCACAAGGCGTAGGGCGTATGGCATATCGCCAAGGAGGGCGACGCCGCAGCCGGTGTTGCAATGAATATAGCGAGGATCGAGGCCGTACGGGTGATGGTCATGTGGTGTTCCTAATAGTTGTAGTGCTCTGGAAGGCGTTAGATTGGAAGGCTGTAGTCACTATTTACAGCTCCGCCGTAAACTGCCACACGGCATTATTAGTTACGTCAGCCCAACAAATTGCAGGGCGTCCTGTGGTAAATCCGCCGCCTGATGCATTAAAATCAAACTGCGCGCGTTGGTTAGAAAGATAAGATGCGGCAACACCAGTTACTGCACCAGTAGCACTGCCATCATATAAGCGCGTTGTTCCGCTACCTATTACATAGGTGGGGGTCGCCCTCATTGTTACAATCAATGGCATACTGCAACGATTGGCTAGTGTAGCTGAACTAAAGACGCCGGTAAACGGCGGGTCTATATAGGTTTGGAAGTACCGCTGACACTGCGCCAACTGCGCCTGATACTGGTTGAACTCATACGGCGTGGCGATGGTGCCAGCTTCGAGTTGGACGCCTGTGATGTAGAAGGTAGCGTTAAGGGTACCAAGAAGGTTAACCGCGCCGGTTGCAGAAGCAAAATTCCCTGCTGTCCACACGCTTGCTGTTGTGCTGTATGTTGTCCCCATACCAAGAGAAAACATAAGATCCATCCCAACCCCATTAGTAGTTAGCCATGTACCGGATGTATCGCCGGGGATTGTGATGGTGGCATACGTCCAAGTATTTGCTACAGGGATGGAATATGTAAACGCATAACTACGGTTTTGCGCGCTGTTCCGTATTGCACCGCCGAAAGAGCCTGTTGCGCTAGAATACGCCCAAAATGACAGGGTGACAGACTTGGCATTGGCGCTGCCCCAATTCAAATCAGCGATATTGTAGCCTTCAATTCTTTGGTCAATTAATGAGAAATCATTCGCCCCCAAAGAAATAGTCGTAGTTACTTTCGCTCCAAGATAATTTGAAAAACCTACCGGTGGCGTAACAGCGCCATAATTTTGGCCGAAAGTGACTTTGGACGCTTGGGAAATAAATGCGGCCCAGCGGTCAATTATATAGACGTTAGCACTCGTTGCAGAAGGCACAATTGTTCCACCCGATAAGTACTGATCTATCGCCGTGTTGCCATTGATGATCCGGTTCTTACCAACGTACGGGCCACCAGCGGGACTGGACGTAAGCTGACCAAGGCGGGTGGTTAGGTTCGCTACCATTTATTTAGCTTTCGGGGACTACGGTGGCTTGGACCTGCGGAGCGGCCTGCTTCTGGATTTCGGCAATCACTGGGGCGACCTGAATATACGGAGCATTGCCCAGCGCGGACATGATGACGTTGATCTGGTCGATAGTGAGTTCGAGGTTCATTAAACGCTCCAAGGAAGGGGTGGGTTTACGACAGGGGGATTGACCTGATTGGCAATGTTGGTGTCAAGAGCCGCCTCAACAGCAGCCTGATCGACGCCGTTGGCCCAGACCCAGCCCTGTACCTGAACTTCGGTCAGATCGGCATAGGGGGTGTAGGGGTCACCGGCAACGTAGGTCACGCTCACGGTGCCGTACTGGGTGGCATTAAAGGTGCCGTCCGTGGCGTTACAGCGCCAGCCCACGGTGAAGACGACATCCGTTTCGCCTTCAGCCTGTGGGTAGCAGGACATATATTCGACGATCCATGTGCATGTGGTGGTCATGTTAATTTTCCTTTAGCCACGGGGTCCGTTGTACATTCCCCAATTCACGTTTGTATTTGCTGCAAAAAGCGTCAACGTAATAACATTGGTCCCCGGCGTGATTGCTGTGATGGGGCTGGTTCCGGTGACTAAGGTGCTAACCGTATTACTTGTCACCGTCCCAGAGACGTTCATGTAATGAACAATGTAAGATACCTTGCCGACGCCGCTTTGAACGGCATTGAGGAGTATAAAGCCATCAGTGTCGCTTGGGATCGTGATGCTGACAGGCCCCGCAGTATTACTCACTCCAGAAGTAGAATTATAAATGCTACCGCCACTGATATTTAACCTACCTGTTGCAGTAGTCGTTCCTACACACAGATTGCCGCTGGAGTTGAGCCGCATACCTTCGGTGGTGCCGTAAAAGAACTGCATACCATTCGCGCCACCGAAAGCATTTTGTCCGATAGACCAACGCTGGGTGCCGTTATCAAACCCGGTGATGTTAGAGTAGCCGCCTGTGGTCGAGTTAAGCTGTAAATAAGCGCCCGTAGCTGTAACATATATCGGAACACCAGCAGGAGGAACGCCGCCGACGCCCAGCAGGGTCCCAACAACCGCTTGCTTCTGGCAGCTTATACCGCCCGCCGTGATGATCGAGCCCGTCGTGGCTGACGTAGCATCCGTGACCAGCGTAGAGCTAACACCACCAGCAGCCGTGAGAAGACCGCTCAGGGCCGTCGTTCCAGTCACAGCCAGAGCATTAGACCCGATGGTCGCGCCACCAAGCGCCAGAGACGTACCAGTTCCGATGCCGATGTTGGTATTGGTGACGCCCAAAACCGTCCACGCAATGATCTCTACAATATCATTAACGGCGCATGCCGTACCCAGAACAACCGTGGTTCCGGTAGATGCCGTGTATTCCGAAGTCGATAGCTTTGAACCGTTATAGAAAACGTCCACATAGCCAACGGTGTATGTGGCAGAAAAAGAAGTCTGACCCGCCGTGGCCGTAAAATCTGTTTTGGTATAGGCGGCTCCTGTGCTGGGGCCTGTGGGGCCTGTAGGCCCAGTCGGGCCGGTGGGGCCAGCAACAGACGATGCAGCACCAGTCGGTCCAGTCGGTCCAGTTGGGCCGGTGCTTCCTGTGCTGCCAGTCGGGCCTGTTGGACCTGTGGGGCCAGTATTACCAGTTGAGCCTGTAGGTCCGGTCGGGCCAGTCGGTCCCGTTGCCCCGGTACTGCCAGTTGAGCCTGTGGGTCCGGTCGGGCCAGTCGGGCCAACTGCGCCGGTACTGCCAGTCGAACCCGTAGGCCCAGTCGGTCCAGTCAATCCAGTGGAACCCGTAGGCCCAGTCGGACCCGTGGGGCCAGTCGGGCCAGCAACATTAGACGCCGCACCAGTCGGGCCAGTGGGGCCGGTCGGGCCAGCATTACCATTCGGGCCAGTCGGTCCCGTAGGACCAGTGGGGCCGCTCAATCCAGTGGCACCATTATTACCCGTGGGGCCAGTCGGTCCAGCCACACCAGTGGGCCCAGTCGGGCCAACCGCCCCTGTATTGCCGGTATTGCCAGTTGGGCCTGTAGGCCCAGTCGGGCCAGCGCCGCCGGTGGGACCAGTGGGGCCTGTAGGCCCAGTCGGGCCAGCCACCGTAGATGCCGCGCCTGTTGGCCCCGTTGGACCCGTAGGCCCGCCAGCCGGGCCAGTAGCGCCCGTGGGGCCGGTAGGACCGGGAACCGTAGACGCCGAGCCTGTGGCACCCGTTGGCCCCGTGGGGCCAGTGGGGCCGGTATTACCAGTTGAGCCAGTGGGACCAGCCGGTCCAAGGCCACCCTGATTACCCTGCGGTCCCGTGGGTCCAGTAGGCCCCGTTGGCCCAGTCGCGCCATTAGTACCATTAGCACCAGCAGCGCCCGTAGGCCCGGTGGGGCCTGTGGGCCCAGTCGGCCCAGTCGGGCCTTTAATACCCGTCGGACCAGTCGATCCCGTTGCGCCAGTAT